TTTAACCAGTTGGAAGGCTATTATACCAGCGTTGGCTGTTCCTCATGTTATGCACGAAGCTAAAATAGGAAAAGATGTAGGGGAGATCGCCTTAAATCCTCTGAATGCTTTGTGGGCTTTAGGTATTGATAGTAAAGCTTCGGCCCTTAAGAAAGCAAAATATTATATGAATTTAGCTAAAGTACCAATGGCTGGAAAGAACTACGATGAAATCCTCGCAGCAGGTAGAGAAGCATTTAAAAAAACAGGAGCCGATGTATTGGGAAAAGAATTCTGGAAGAATCCAGACAAGATGGCAAAAATTGGAAGATCGATTATGGGACCTGCGGCTGGTGGAACAAACCTTGCAATGGGTAAATGGGGAAGAAAACCATTTGTTAAAACAGTTGAGGCTTTAGGTAAACAAGCTGGAGGAAAAGGTTTAGGATTTTTAGCTAAAAGGGCAGGATTATATGGAGCAGCTGCATTAGCGGCACCATTCGCTGCAATTCCAGCTGGAATAGCAACGATAGGTTTATTAGGAGCTGATTTAGTTTATGGTCAATACAAAGATTACCGAGATGGTAAAGCAATCGTAGATTCAATGAGAGCTAGAGGAAAAATTTCAGAAGAAGATGCAGAAAATTACATGTCACTTATTAAACAAGGAAGTTTACCATTTGGTTTAGGCAATAGATTATTTGGTGATGATGAAATGACAATAAGAGGACAAGTTTTAAATCCAGAACAACAAAGAGAAGTTCTTGCAGGAATGGAAGATCAAATTGATTTATTCCAAGATGAAAGACAACAGGTTAGAGCTTTAGATAGAGCTGATGATTTTGATTTCTTTAATGAAGGCGGAAGAGTTGGCATGAAGACTGGTGGAATGGATAGAAGAGGATTTTTAAAATGGTTAGCAGGATTAGGTGCAACAGTTGTAGGGGGAGCTTCAGGATTATTTAAACAGGGGTGGAAAGCACCAACTAAACAAGTTGCAGAAACGGTAGCTAAAGAAACTTTAACAACCACTCAACCTGAAATGTGGGTACCTCGTTTAATTGCAAAAATTAAAGCTGAAGGAAAATTATTAGAAATGGCAGATAAAAAATATGTTAATGGAGACATATATGAACATACCATTAATGGAAAAAAAATTACAATGGAATCTAATCCAGTAACAGGAACCACTGACATTAGTTGGTCCGCTCCTGACTATGATTCAGAAATGACTAGATCTATTCAGTTTAATGAAGGAGAAATAATTACTGAAGGAAAATTAGCAGGTCAAAAAACACAGCCTGAAGTTATGTTTACGGAACCGGATAGAAGTACTCCTTATCGAGATGACTTTTCTGATTTTGATCCTGTTACGGATGCAGATGAAACATTAACTTCTATGCAAAAATGGATTGGGGTTGAAGATGCTAAAACAACAGGTCCTAAAACTAGTAATTATGATTTTGAAGAAGGTGGTTATGAAGAATTTAATACAGGTGGTAGAGTTGGATATGCAGATCGCGGTTTAGTTGGAACTCCAACAGACGAAGTAACACAATATGACAGACGTGTTTATACGACTCCAACTGGAGAAGAAGTATCAGAAAAATCGGTGACCATTCCTATGGGAGGAATGTGGATTAATATTCCAAGTATTCATGATGGAAGAGCATATACTGAAGATCAATTAACAGAAATGATTTTAAGGGGAGAAATTGAACCTACGAGTGTTCATGAAGATAGAGAAGAAGCTATCATCGTAGCAACACAAAGAAGCGATATGATGAAAAGACATAAAAAAGGATTTAATACAGGTGGAGAAGTAGAAACAGGTGCAATTGCAAGAAGACAATCTTTAGTCCCTCCATTAGCAGGGCCTACTCCGCAAGGAATCATGGGCTTGTATTCGGCACCAAAACAAGTTAGAGTAAGTTAACGTAGGAATTATATGGCAGAAATAGACAAAGTGCTCCCGAACACACGGGAAAAGGTAAAAGTTGATCCACAAGAAGATTTAGAAATAGAAGTTTTAAATCAACAAAACCAAGCTGATCCTGGTGTAGACGTTCAACAAAATGAAGATGGTTCAGTGGAGATAGATTTTGAACCAGGTAAAGTTGCTGCAAGTGGAGGAGAAGATCATTTTACAAATATAGCAGAATTAGTTGGTGATGAAGTTACAGGAAGATTAGCTTCAGAACTTTATCAACAATACGAAGACTATAGAGCTTCACGAAGAGAATGGGAACAAGCTTATACAACTGGTTTAGATTTATTAGGATTTAAATATACTCAAAGATCTCAACCCTTCCAAGGAGCTTCAGGTGCTACTCACCCAGTTTTAGCTGAAGCAGTCACACAGTTTCAAGCCACAGCTTACAAAGAATTATTACCAGCGAATGGTCCTGTTAGAACTCAAATTGTAGGAGCGTCCAACAGAGAAAAAGAAGATCAAGCAATGCGTGTTAAAGATTATATGAATTATCAATTGACACAGGAAATGAAAGAATACGATGCAGAGTTTGATCAAATGTTATTTTATTTACCTTTAGCCGGCTCATCATTTAAAAAAGTTTATTATGATGAAATGGTTGGAAGAGCAGTTTCAAAATTTGTACAGGCGGATGATTTAATTGTTCCGTATTCTGCTACCTCATTAGAAGATGCGGAAGCGGTTATTCAACGTATGTATATGTCGGAGAACGACGTACGTAAGGCACAGGTATCCGGATTCTATAGAGATATAGAATTGGGATCACCAGCCTATACGCAAGATAGAGTTCACGAAGAAGAAAGAAAACTAGAAGGTACAACTAAAACTATGAATCGAAGTGATCAAAGTTATACAATTTTAGAATGTCATATCAATTTAGATCTTGAAGGTTTTGAAGATGTTGATCAAGAAACAGGAGAACCTACAGGAATTAAACTGCCTTACATCGTAACGATGGAAGCTGGGGGTCGTAAAATTTTGTCTATCAGACGAAATTATCAACCTAATGACCCTCTGAAGAAGAAAGTCCAATACTTTGTCCATTTTAAATTTCTACCAGGACTAGGTTTCTACGGATTTGGGCTTATTCATATGATTGGCGGATTGAGCAGAACTGCAACAGTAGCTCTCCGCCAATTACTAGATGCAGGTACTTTAGCTAATTTACCATCTGGATTTAAACAAAGAGGTGTAAGAGTTAGAGATGATGCACAACCTTTACAACCAGGAGAGTGGAGAGATGTGGATGCACCAGGCGGAAGTTTGAGAGATGCATTCTTTAATCTTCCTTATAAAGAACCATCACAAACCTTATTACAATTAATGGGTATTGTTGTTGAAGCTGGTCAAAGATTTGCTTCAATTGCAGATAATCAAGTAGGAGATGGTAATCAAGGAGCAGCGGTTGGTACAACAGTTGCCTTATTGGAAAGAGGCTCAAGAGTGATGAGCGCAATCCACAAAAGAATTTATAACTCTTTAAAAGAAGAATTTAAATTATTATCAAATATATTTGCTCAATACTTACCTCCAGAATATCCTTATGATGTTGTGGGTGGAAATAGATTAATTAAGCAAGCAGATTTTGATGATAGAATAGATATTATTCCTGTAGCAGATCCTAATATATTTTCCATGACACAAAGAATTCAATTAGCTCAAACTCAATTACAATTATCAATGTCTAATCCACAAATGCATAATATGTATGAGTCTTACAGAAAAATGTATGAAGCTTTAGGAATTAAAAATATTGATCAAGTATTACCTCCTCCACAACCGCCAGTTCCAAAAGATCCGGCGTTAGAGCATATTGATGCGATGGCTATGAAACCTTTTCAAGCTTATAGAAATCAAGATCATAGAGCACATATTACAGCTCACATGAATTTTATGGCTACTAACTTTGTTAGAAACAATCCACCAATCATGGCAGCGTTAGAAAAGAATATTATGGAACATATATCTTTGATGGCACAAGAGCATATTGAAATAGAATTTGCAGGTCAGATTATGGAAGTACAACAAATACAAGCTCAAGGTGCACAAGGACCGGAGCTACAACAAAAAGTTCAACAATTAAATCTACAGATGGAAGCTAGAAAAGCTGTTTTGATTGCAGAGTTTACTGAAGAGTTTATGAAGCAAGAAAAAGAGATTACTTCTATGTTAGATAGTGATCCTTTAATTAAACTTAAAGCTCAAGAGTTAGATCTTAAAGCTATGGAGAATTATAGGAAGCAAACCGAAACTACTGAGAGAGTAAACCTAGATAGGGCTAAATTAGTTCAGAATAGAGAGCTTCAAGAGGAAAAAATGGAGCAAAATGAGGACTTAGCCCACCTTAGAGCTGAAACTTCATTAGTTAAACAAGAGATGTCTAACAAGGCTAAAATGCGTTCTGATGTTATGAAAAGAAAAGACGTAAAAACCTTGAAAGGCCCTCGAGAATAGTATAACAATTAAGTAGGAGAAAAAATTATGAGAGATGATTTTGGAACAAGACCTTATTCAGTAAGATTCCCATACAAAGGAAAAAAATCTTCTAAAAGAGTTAAAGCTAGTCAAGGCTACGCAGCTCGAGAAGATGAATCTTTAGGTATGAGAACTGGAGCAGAATCTACTAAGTCACAGTCTATGAAAGATCGTAGAGATGAGTCTTATGGAAAATGGGGCAGTAGACCAAACCAAAAAATTAATAGGTAGTTATTATGTCTAAATACGGAATACAATTTAAAGGAACAAGTCCTATTTTAAGAGAAGGACATGCTAAGGGTGGAAGAGTGGGTCTTAAATCAGGTGGTCGAGCTGGATTAAGATTTGGTGGTGGAAGAACAAAATTACTAGAAGAACTTGGTCGTGTTGAAGCGGAACCTTCAAACAGAAATAGAAGAGCTGA